CAGTGGTCATAGCCTCGAAAGACTTGGCCACAACCTTGGTAAGTTCGTCGGGAGGCAAGCGCTTAAGATTGTCCATGTCCGACAGCATACGGGACTGCCACTGATTGACAGCATCCTTAGCCGAGAAGAACACAGCACCCTCTTCATAGGCACTAGGCCCAAAGATAGTGTTAAGCGGGTTCTTGTTGTTAACCCGGATTTCTTCCCCGGATACAGCGGACATCTGGTCCACCATCCCGCGTACAAATTCTTCCTTCTTCCGGCGCTCGATAGCCGGGGCAAGGAGGTCCGTGAAGAACGCCCCAAGCTGCCCTGCAACGGGTCCGGCCTCAGTCATCTGACTAGCCGCCGCAATGCCCGCAGCAACGGAAGTCTCACCGCCCTGCATCTGAATGCCTCGAAAGCCGCCACCCTGAGTGATACGGCTTTGAGCGGCACGCGCAGGCTCGAACGAGAACGAGCTACGCCCGGTCTCTCTATTATCGTAGCCAGTGGCCATTAGTCAATGTCTCCTGATTATGGACCCGCTGTAGGCGAGCCGAAGGATATTCCCATGTAGGGATCATAGTCCTTCTTCGATCTGCCCTTGTTACTGCCCCAGAGATTACCTCCGGTATCCCGGTAAGTCTTCACGGCACCGATGGCGCTAGTGAATGCTCCGGTCATAGAGGCACTGGCAGAGGCGAAGTCACCCCGCTCAGCAGCCATCTGGCTTTCACGGAACGATAGCACAGCCTGTCCAGCCTGAGGCCCACCGAAGTAGGTTGCAGCAGCCGTGAGGCCCAGAGTAAGCGCCCCCGAGAGGAAGCTCGGCTTCTTGACATCCATGTAGGTAGATACGTCGATATCCGCCCTGTAAACATTGCGGTCGAAGCTATCCACGGCATCAGTGAGAATGTCACCGCGCGCCTGCCGGGCAGCATAAAGCTCGCGCCCGAACTGCCTATTAAGCTGCTCAGTACGAAGCCCCTCTACCGTAGCCAGAGTTGCGTTGTACGCCTCGATACTCGATCCACCGACACCGGCAGCGGAGGCCATCGCAGTGACGGCCCCCAATTCCTCAGATGCCCTTACCTGATCCTGAAAGGCTCCCATAGTGGAAGCTTCAAGGTTCTTAGCGATGTTCTCGCCATAGGCATTAATGTTCTTTCCAGCAGCCTCCATGATCTTCCGATTTCCGAGAGACTGGCTGAATAGCTGTAGGTCGGTCATAGCGACCCGACGCTCATTACCAGACTTGGTAGTGATACGCCGGGCGTTTACCTGACCTTGCGCTACGATAGCGCTGGCTTGACCGTAGAATACGGAACCCATAGCGCCTCCTTATGCGCGCCTAGTGTTGAAGAATAGCTGACCTTGCCAGTCAATGCTGGTGATGGTCAACGGCAACCACGTCTTAGCCTTAAGGGTGTACGTGCACTCTCTTACCTCGGCACCTACCAGCACGCTGACAGCAGTGGAGACAATCGGCTGCACACCGATAATGTTGCTAAGATCGGCAAGGATGCGACCATTGAAATTGAGAACCTTACGCTCAACCCTATTACGGGTGACGTAAGCATCCATACCACCAGTGTCCGATACGGCAACCTTTACAGCACCAAGCGTGAGCCTGCCGGAGAGAATAGGTTGCCCATTACGATCACGGGCATACGGATTAGTAGGCGTGACAAGGGCAGGGAAATCTGCACCAACCCACGCACGGTCCACAAAATCAGGATAAGCTTCGATGAAGGCATCGTAACCGTCCAGAGGCTGGCCAATGAACTGTCGTAGGTTGCCCCGTTCAATTGCAATGGCATGGCCCTCAGTCGGCCCGTATGTCGGATTGAGGTAAGAAAACTCCGCGTCGGTTTCGTACTGCACCGCAGGGCGCAGACTGTCGAGATACGGGTAATCTGACAAGGTGGTGTCGCGAACGAACCTCTCAGCAGAAACCCATACAGCATCAGTACCGTCCTCGGCCACACCGGTTTTAATCAGATAGGCCAAGATGTCACCACTGTCGAAACTAAGCCCTATAAGCTTACCGACATGATCGGTCCATTCCCAATGGGACCAGCTATCGAATAGGCGGCCCTGTTGAGGCTCGTCAAGATAACTGTAGGTAAAGATGCGATTACGCTCTTTCTTGGTCCGGAGAAGAACCATATTAGGAGCCGTTAGCGTGACAATCTCATGGGGGATGCCCGCAAGGTAAGTGTCAAGCTGCTGACTAATACGGTAACTCTCAGGGGTGTCGGCAATTGCACCTGCCTGCACCTGATGGACCGAGGACACTTCGGAACCCGGCCTGCCGGAATACTTCGCGTACATGACGAAGTTACCAGTAGCCCGAGGCGAAGCATCGATAGCGTCCTCAAACGCGGTAGAGACGACGATAGATGCGTTCTTAGGAGTGAAAGGCTGTCGCCCATTCACAACATACTGAAAGCGCCTACCATAAAGCAGAAGGTTACGATCATACAGCGTTGACCATTTGATGGTGTCATCCTCGGTCCCGAGAGCAAAGCCCTCCCAAGGGTCATCATCAGCGATAGTCGCCACAGACTTGCGGAACCAGTTAAGGTAGTCTCCCGGTCGGCTAAAGAGTAGCGTTGCCCCACAACCGATTACGAGCCTATCCTGAAACATTCCGAGGTAATCGATGTGTTTCCCGAAGAACTCGGGCACCGGGCTACTGAGGTCGTCGCCGACCGTGTTAGCCTTATACGTGGGAACAGTAATACCGGCGATAGTCGAAAGCTCGTCCGGCGATCCCGCAATGTACAACGTCTCTCCCTCAACCGTGCACATGGCGAACACCGTCTCGGGCTGGATGGAGTAGCCAGCAGTTTCCCGCCAGATCACTTCCGCCCATCCGGTACTCTGTCCGTCCTTGGCCACAGCCTTGAGGTAGATCGCATTGCCAGTGGTAGTCTCGGGAGGAACCCGAACGATCTTACCAACCCAATGGTACGTATTCACCAAGTCGATATTGTCAACGTCAGCACCGACGACCCGGATAAGAGAGCCGTCGCCGCCGTCAGTACCCGTGGCACTAACGAAATCAACGTCATCAACGATCAACGTACCCGCCTCGCTAGTCGCGGTAGTCACGCCCTTGGACACGAGGTCCAGTGCGATCTGCTCCACGATATTAGCCGGGGTGATACCCGCCGCCGCCGTACCGATCCACTGTGTCACAGCGCTGTTATATGCGTTCACCCGGTCGTTGACCTTCTTCTGATACTCAGGATCAGGGTCAGTGGTGCCGGGGAGGTAAAGAGGAATGTCAGAGGTATCGAGAACACCCGGATAGCTGCTCGACGGGGTAGTGTACTCGCCAGTCACGAAGGTGTTATCTGCTCGACGCAGAGTAACCGAGAACTTGCGACTGTAGGCACCTACCAGCACCGTGGCAGCAAGATGCCGACTATTCGAGATAGCGCCCCAATTATCAGAGGTAGTAGCAGCCGGGACAATAGTGTTGCCCGCAAGATACATGTACCGACCGATGTTTACTGCTGCGGATACGCCGCCTTCCAGCAACTCGTCGAGTACAGGATCGCCAGCACTATACACTACGGGGATAAACTCGCCAGTGACCTTGTTAAAGCACCATGCGAACCCGTTCTTGCCAAGGCCGCTATCATCGCCAGAAGTACGGACGATGAGATCATATTCCGTAGGTCCGACATAAAACGTGTAGGTTCGGTGGTCAGCCGTATCCGCGACCAGTGCAGCGTACTGCTCAGCCGGGATATCAGTAAGCACTTCATCCTGTAGCCTAGACCCGTGCCTGCGAGCAAGGCCGCGCACAGGGTCAGAAATCATGTTGACCTGAGCAAAATGCTGGCCGCTCCGCCGAAGCTGTGCAGCCTGCTCAGACACTCCGCGAACTACGCTCTCGTAGGAGCCAGACAGTTTGCCCATTGTCAATCCTTAATAGTGGTTCAGTGCATCCTGCAAGCGCACAACACCAATCTCAGTCCGCCCGCCATAGACACCACCCCGTCGCCGGAGGATGTTAACGTCAGAGTTACGAGTATGGTCCGCATTAAGCTGCATGAGAGCCTGAGAGTACATATTAGTCACCTGAGCGACTTTCTGTTGATCTGCCTCATAGGCCTTCATAAATTCCAACTGAGCGGCATACGACACGACATGCTGTGCAGGGACTGGCAGGTCGTCAAAGGGAAGCTCACGTACTAACCAGCACCGAACCTTCTCTTTGAACTTATACTTGTCGTTCGCGCTAGTCTCAAACGGCTTATACAGCCGACGACCACGCTGAACGTAATTAAGATTAGAGGCTTGAGGGTCAACCCGCAGAACATCGTTCGGTAGGTAGATGAAGCCACTGGTATCAGGAACTAGATCGGTAAGCTCTTTGTTGAACCACCACGACTTAGCCTGTGTCATGCTAGAAGCAGTGCCAATCATACGAAGGGCGGTAGGCACCATAGGATGCCCCTCTTCCAACGCATTGATGGGCAATTCCCCCAACGTTGCCAGCATATCATTGACCACACCAAGCACTGTCAATGCAGCCATCTAATTATACTCCACGCAAAATGCCCGACCCTCCGAAGAAGGCCGGGCAAGTTGTCGATTACGGCAGCAGGATCGCGCCAGCGTACTCGCTGCGGTCTCCGGTCACGCCGAACGCGGCATGGCTGTCAACGATCCACGACTTGAAAATCTTGTCGTAGTAGAGGTCATGCGTCAGCGGAATGGTTTCACCGGCGAGCAGAGCCTTGGTCGAGAACGCAAGGGCCGCAAGCTTGGTGAAGTCACCGTCATACGCATTGTCGTTGTTGTCGGTGGACAGAATGTGATCCGCAACCACACCGTTAGGCATGTTGTTCGACCGGATAACCGGGCAACCGAACGCCTTGAAGATCATTGCACCTTCGACCTTCGTGCCGCGAGCGGTCACGTATTCGCCGTTGATGATCTGCTCCGCATCCAGAAGCGTGTAGAACGTCTCAGGGCGCAGAGCGATGATAACATCGTCCTGACCCGGAACCACGTCCTTCTGTTCCATCTTCGCCATCAGGTTGCTGATAGCCTTGTACATCTTGGCCGGGTCATTGATATCGCCAGCCGCAGCCAGCGTCTCCTTGCTACCGCCCTTGAAGCCAGCGGGCTTACCGCTAACCGCCGAGTACCGGCTGTTCAGGTC